ATGCTTTTGAGTTGCTCCTGTCCCACAATGCTCCGGTTAAAGTTTCGATGACGGTAACAAAGAAAAACATCAATGACATCGATTCCATGGTGAAGTTGTTTGGCTCTTATTTAACATTTGCACCTTTATTCCAAGCCGGTAGAGCAAAAAATGACAGAAGTTTGAATGTCACTGGAACAGAATATTATAAGGCTCTTTCAAGCGTTGACGGCGTAAATCCCCTGAGCTATTTATGTTCATCTTTAGCGTCTGCAAAAAATAAACGAATAATGAAATGCGCTATGGGGGATGGGGAAATTAGTGTTTCTGAATCAGGGGACGTTTACCCGTGCCAATTACTTCATTTTCCTGAGTTTAAAGCGGGAAATATTAGAGAACAGTCTTTAAAGGACATATATGAAAATTCAGAAGTAATTAACCAATGCAAAAAGCTCAATGTTCTAAATATAAAAGGTTGCAAAAATTGCAATATTCGTTTCATTTGTGGGGGTGCTTGCCGCGCAAGAGCTTATTATGAAAAAGGGAGAGTGGATGTTGCAGACGATTTTTGTGAATATGAAAAGTTAGCCTTTATTGATGGCCTTTTCGGAATCTATGATTTATAGAGGATTTATAGAGTGGCGCTATCCAATCTCTCAAATTTCACCCGAAGCCATATCAATGCCGCCGCTAAATTGCGAGGTATCAAGTACGACTTTTCCTCTTAGTTGGCCGATGTCCACGTTTTCTTCTCCTTGTATTGCGATAGGGCCGGGTTGTGAGCTGTCAATGTTTCAAGTGATACGAAACGGCGTTGATATTGGATTAGGTTATTCCGAAAGTCGGCCATTTTATAGTTGATTGCCTGGATGGCATATGAGCTGAATTTGGTGCCTCTGTCGGGGTCAAAGCATTTCATCGAATTGGCAACGGCAAACGATACCTCAGACCGTATTTCTTCAAACTCGCAATGAATGCCTTGTCTTTGAAATACATAAAACCATCGCCAAGTGTAGGACATGATGAGATTGATTAGTTCTTTTCCGTTTGATGGGTTCATCGGTCTGCGACTCATTTTGCTTGCCTCGCTGCCCATTGCTTCCTGTCCCTGCTTCGTTTCGCCTCGATACGTCCTTGGGCCTGTTTGACTTCTTGGGGGCTTGGGTCCATGAATGTGATTTGGCCGGCTATCACCTTGTCGGCCACGTCCTTAATCCTGCCGCAAACGGTTGACACATTGGCGTCATACATTTCGGCTATCTCTCTTGGCAGTAGACCGAATACCTTGTTGAGCAAAAACCATTTATGGGTCTTGGGCATCTTGCCACTTGCTTTCTCACTTATGGCCAACCTCGATTTGGCATCGTCAACGATTGATCGTCGGTTATCCATGACCTTGAGTGCTTTCAACAATTGGCCAACCGAATCCTTGTAGAGCCCTCTCACACGCTCAGAATCGGTATCAAAATAGATGGCGATGTCTTGCCATGACCAACGCTTGAAAACCCTCAAAATAAAGACATTGGTTCGATCAAGCTTGTAATTGGCGTGCGCCCATGGTGTGTCACACTCAGAGGAAAACAACTCATCGGCCATGGAGTATTCATCCTCAAAGGTTTCACTCTCGCAGTATTCGCGAATAACGCAGTCTTGGACTTCCTTATGTTTCGGGAATACCATTATGGTGTCTTTTCCCTTGACCTCATGGACGTTGCCACCATCGCGTAGCAATGCCTCAACCGGCCAACAAGGTTCCTCGCATTTCTTGCGATTTCGGCATTTGGCGCACATATCATGGTAGGATTCGGGCAGCATGGGGCTGGAAGTCCTTTTGGGTTTTCAGTGGGGCCATTGCTGGCCCCACTTAGGGCGAACGAGGGGCGGGATAAGACCACTCGATAGGCTATTTGCTCAAGTAGGCGCTGAAGTTGATGCCGGTTGCAATGTCGCCGGCCACGTCAGCATAGACGCGCACATACGGGTAAATGGTGCCGTTTTTCTCGGTGCTGAAAGGCACTTTATAACGCCCGATGGCGCTATCCTGATCGCCGCCAATGACTTCGGCAGCTCCAAGGGTCATTTCGGCCAGGTCAACGATGGTATCGGCAAAGGTCGCACTGGAAGACCCTTGCAGGCTGATCTTGTAAACTTCGGTGTTAGAGGCAATTTCGATCGCCGTCACGTCCAGCACAAGCTTGCCCTCAACGGCGCCCGCGCCAAGGTTAACGACTTTGGCGACTGTCGCCACGGTGCCGGCAGCATCAGCCGCCACAAGGCCCGCATCTTTCAAAATATGGGTTGCATCGATCATTTGATTTTCTCCTTAAGGTTAACGGCCTAAGCTTAACTTAGGCCGTTCATTGATTAAGCGTTGGAAATACCGCGCAGACGGGCCGCAGCCTTGGGATGAAAAACACCCATGCCGCAAATCCACTCAATCAAGGTGCGGTACATGGTGTTCTGCAATCCAAGGTCAAGTACATCCATCGAACCGGCCTGGATGCCAGAAACCCACTCCTCGGCGCCAAAACGAACAGCATAAACGGAAGTCGTGACAAGCTTGTCGCCGTTGTCAAGGTCGGGCTCGGTAAAACCAAGGATCTCGGCGCCGTCTTTGTCCTGCTCGATGACTGCAATGGGGATGCCGGCATAAGAATTGATTTGACGGCCAAAGGCATCGGAAACGGTTTCATTGGCCTGTCCGGCTGCACGCATGAGGGCATTGACCTTACGGCGCAACGTTTTGTTCATAAACAGCACATCGGGGGCGCCCTGGACGGCGTCAATCAATTCATCCAGCTTGGCCAAGGTCAAGGCATCGCCACCATCGGTAGAGCCCTGGGCCAAGACCTGATCACCGGTCAAACGGGCTTGCAGGCCGTCAAACTCATTGGGGGCCGTTGAATTGCTGCCCTTGAAAAACTTTTTGGTAAATTCCAAAGCGGCAGCCTTGGCCTTCATGCTGTCATATCTGGCACGCAAATCGTTGACATTGCCCTGGGTCTTGACCAAAGCACGATCAACGTCGGAAAAGCCGCCCATGACGAACAGGGGCTCGACTGCCGGGTTCACAATGCCGGTGCTTTCGCTATAAGTGGCATTGATGCCACGAAAGCCGATGCCGGGCAAAGTCTGCTCGACATTGTACCTGTAGGCCAGGCCGGCCACGTCAAAAAAGGGCAGCCGCTCCAATACGGGCGAAGTACGGGGGAAGATTTCAATGACTCCACGCTTCAAGGGGTCTTGGGTCAGTTTTGCAGCTTCAAGTAGTGTAATAGACATTTTTATAACTCCTTAAATTTGTTTTATTATTTGGTTTTATAGCCCTGGGCCATAATGGCAGTCGGGCTCATGCCGTCATAATTGGCAGCCGGCTTGCTGCCGGGCCGCTTCGTGTCAATTCCTTCGTGAGTCCGCACGACAAACAGACCCTTTTTGACTGCATTCTGAATCCATCTGATTTTTGCAGCCGGTTGCAGATCGGGGATTATGTCGCGCATGTCTTCGGGGATCTCCTCGACAAAGCCTTGGGCAATTTCTGCCATGGTTGTTTCTGACTCCCGGCGCTTTGCAATCTCTGCATCCAGCCGGCTCTTGGGAATGCCTTGGTTCACGTTTTTATCGTGGTCGGCCACGTCAAGGTAGTATTTCCCATCTTTTTCAATGTAGAGTTTGGCGGTTGTTTCCTCTACGCCTTCCAATGTTTCCAGAACCATATTTAAAGCCATTTTATTTATTCCTTTTCATTTTTAACGTCTGAGGTGACGAAATATTATTTGTATAGATACGCCTCTTTGGCGTCCCAAATTTTGTCAAAAGAACTGGTCCCATTGGCGCTTAAGGTCGCAGCTACATTGCCGTTGGCGTCATAAATGATCTTTTTGATAAACCATCCTTTTTCATCGGTGGCCGTCCCTGGTTCGGCTTTGCCGATATATTCGACGTTTCCGTTGGCGTCATAATCAATGAGGGTGATGAGGGTTTCTTCGGTCCTAACACCATTGCCGGCAGGGGTTGTGACATTGGCCAGTGCAAACGATGGAATGATGAAAAGAGCGATGGCACCAATTAAAGCAAAAATATTTTTCATTTTTCATGTCTCCTAACTGATATATTAAAAGATATTACGATTGGTTAAGTGATTTTAATCAAAATCCATGACGGCAGATTTCTCCCGGTTGGCGCCCAACTCTGAACTTTCCCGTTGCACCACGGCCAAGTATTCCTTGGCCGTCTGTCGGTCGAGATCGGGGTTGCGGCTTATGGCCCAATCAATAGGGCTTGCCTGCCCGGCATCGATGAGCAATTGCCATTTACTTGCGTCATCAATCTCTTGATTCGGGTCATGCAGATCGGCAAAGTCAACGTGAAATTGGGCCTTGTCTGAAAGCTTTTTGCCTGGGTTGTGCGCATTCCATACGGTTCGCGTCAGATCAAAGAGTTGGCCCTCATAACGGCGCCATAGCTCGATATCGTCTTGCCGCTTCTCCATCAGCTCTTGATTGGAAACGATCTTTGATATTCCAGACTCCTCGGATACCTTGGCAGTCAGGCTATGGGCCGATAGGCCGTTGGCAATGCCCACCTGTTGAATGATCGCCTGGATGACTTCCCAAACTTCCTTGATTGGCGCATCAGGGCTCACAAAGCCAATGCCCGACACGTCATCATTGGGCAATTGGACAAATCCGCCAGGATCGACCGTCACCGTGCCATAGGCCATGTCACCGGGTCCATGAAGGTTGCTTTTCATCCAGCCGACGCCGTAACCTTGACTCCGAATGATGTAAAGTAAATCGCTCAGCTTTTCGTTGACGGCATCCTGGGCGCTGATAAGATCGGCGCCGCCCTTCACCCAAAAAGAGTCAAGTGGCAACGAATCCCAACACGGCACAAAGGGCAAAATCCCATAGAGGTTCGGCATGGTGTCAATGACGTTTCCGCGCCAATCCAGCCTTTGATAACTTTCAGGGGTCCATAGGGAATAAGTCACGTCCTCTGCCCTGCCCGACTCCGGCCAGCACGTCACCATGACGGATTTCAAATCCCTTGGACTGTCGCCGACCGTCACGTCACAAATGTCGGGGGTCAAAACGTCGATTTCTACTTGTCCGCGCCATACGACCCTTAACAGAATCGTCTTATGCAATTTGGTATAGCGGCTTGCCTGCTTCATAACCGAATCGATCATGGCGCCCTTGGCGATGTCATTATAAAGGGCCTTGTCTTGTTCGCTGCCCTCAATTGACCGCTTCGCTGCCGTGATATAGGTCGCGCTGGTCAGATTGATGACCTTGCGGACAATGTTGATTTGCAGTGGGGTCAGCTTTTCGGGATTACTTGCCCACTTGGCAAGGTTCTCTATGATGTAATCGTCTTGCTCGGATTGATAAAGATCGTTGCGCTTAATGGCTGCCTGTTTCCGGGCCGAATTCGCCTGGTGTTGGGCCTGCTTAAAAAGAATTTCCATTGTAGATCCCACTTTCGATGAAAAAAGCATTTTTTATAACCTCAAACCGCCTGTGTGATAAGTGCGCCTGTCAACTTGACATAACGCTTATAGAATTGGCCGATGGTAAGGTGTGACTCGGTTTCAAATCTCTTGAACTCGCGAAACATATCCTCAACCCGCCTGAATGCCATGCATTGCCGGCTGCAATACAATTCCATGTCACCGCCTAAAAGAATGCAGAATTGCCGGGTTTCCTGTCTCCGGCTGCATTGGATATTGGCCAGCACATAGTTGGCAAGTATTTCCTTCCTCAATGAGTAGATCGCCCAATTGAGGGAATAAACACGATCATCATGGCCGCTGCCTGCCGCACCAAAAGAATACTTGTCGCCTTTCAGGGCCGTATATTGAAAGCTTTGCATCTCGCTTACGAGGTCGGTCATATCATTGGGGAAGTGCAGCCGGCCTTCCTTCACAATTCGATGCAATTCGGGGAATGAAGCATTTTGCCGGGTTGAGTGTGCGCTTATCAATTCGACTGGTATATTCTGCTCGATACACCAAGGTTCAATGTCAACGGCCTGATAGTCTTCCAGGGTGAGGTTGTCCAATTTGTAAGCGTCATGGGCCTTACGGATCAACGATTTGATATATTGGCCAGTGTTCGGAATGACATTGATTTGATCCAAAACGATGATTTCCGGCTCACCATCTGAACGGGCCACCTTGGCAATGATCGTCAAAATAGTATTGTCGCGGCCACCGCCTGATGCCTCACCAAGTAGGGCCTTGGATCGGTCTAAGCCTGCTCCAATCTTGTATGATCGGCCTTGCGTAAGCGCCTTAAGATCCGTAACAGGGGCCGCATATGGGCTCTTGCACGCCTCTATTCGTTCAACCTCAAAAAGGCTGTTTTGGGCTTGTGTGCGCTGCCCTAAGATGTCTCTTGCAAACTCACTTGGAAGGGTAGTCTTTTCCAGCCGCTTAGCCGCTGCCCGGTCAATCCATGAGGGGGCCATGGCTTCATAATGCAACCAGTCCATATATTCCAGATGGTCGGCGTATATGCCTGGGTCCGTTGCTGCAAGCTTTTGGAGTTGATGGACATGACCGTCAACCGAATCGACATTGCTGCCTATCAGCATCAGGGCATTGTCTTGATCGAGAAGTGCGGCCTGTAGGGCGTTAACTGCCGGCAAATCTTGGTTGTTGTGATAGTCATCGACGTAGAGCACGTCAATCTTGTCGCCATAGACCACGCTGCCGCCAACCATTGCAAGGATCTTGGAACCGTTCTTGACGTGTCCAATCTCCCATCGCTGCAAGTTCTTTTCGGGAAACCTTAAGCGCAACGAATAGGTGTTCTGGATGATTTTAGCCATGGGGCCGAATTGCACACGCCTCGAATGCTGTTCGCTGTTTCCCCAAAGCTGAATCGTCAAGTTGTCCCTGGTATCGGCCAACCAAAGGCATATAAGGCGAAGCATGACGCTCTTGGAATGACGCCGTGGCCATATGACGATTGACATAGCATGCTTGAAACCGCCCTTGCCATCGCCTACCAGAATGCGCTTAAGCGTACTCTCTTGCTTCCTTGTAAGGGCCACATACTCATATCTGCCCTTGGTCAATATCTTGGGTTGCCGGTCATCGTACCAAGCCTTGAATGCCTCGTAGGTGTTGGCCTTCATTGCAGCATCCTTGCCAATGAACGTTCCCTTTGCCGACCGCTCTTTTGGTGGTTTTGGGATATAGGCCGGCATTTTGGATGTCATTTTAGGGCTTTTTGGTGCTGCTTTTCGTGGCATTTTTATAGCTTACTTTCGAGACACTTTTAAAAGGGTTTTGAGACACTGCCAAATTGGATTTATCATGCTGTTATCGTTTATAATAACGTTATAGTTTACATATTGTTCCTTATCGGACTGTAATTTTTTTGATGTTAAATCTATTAGTTATAAATTACTTCTCATAAATTTACCAAAATTGACTAAATGAGACACTTTTGCAATTCACCTTAATGAGACATAAAAGAAGTAATAATCTGTCACGTTATAGGTCTGGACAAATGTCCAGGGCAATAGATCCTTCTAACTTAGTTAGTAGGTATAGCCGACCTTTTAATTTTCCCCTTTTAGAATCTCATTCAGTGAAAAGATGATACGCCATTGGGGTAATGGTTCACTTGGAAGGGCTCATTCTCCAAAATAGGACGCGATGTCCAAGGTTGCGAAGCATGATCCACAAATACCCTTGAATCTGCCGTGGCTGAAAGTGTGCAAAGTGCGCTTACGGCATAGGGGGCAAGTGTTAAATATTGCGACCGTCTGCCGCTTCAAGGTTTTCAATTTCTTTGCGAAGTCCTCATCCGACAAATCGGCCCATTCCTGGGACAACTCATGCAATCCCTTGACGGCCTTGCTGATCCGATTTGAGGTCTTTTGATTGATTGGCATGGTCTACCTCGTACACTGCAAGGTTGTGATGGTGTAGTCGCTCAAAAGCTTGACCACGCTGGATGCATATTTCGCCAATGGGTTGAATGCGGTAATTTGCTTCGATGTCTTGCCAAGGCTTTCAGATTTTAAACCTACGATGTTGCCGGCAATGCCCTCTTGGATCTGCTCATGGTTTTTATAAAGGTGCATCGCCTGGATGATGCAAGCCTCTTTGGCCAGGTCATAGCCATCGGGGTTCGTATCCATCGGAAAATTTAAAGCTTGGTTTTCGTCAAATTTTTCATACTTCGCTGTAAGTCGCTCAATCAATCGCGTAGCGGAAACCAGTAATCGCTCTTTGGCATCGTCATCGAGGCTTGACCATTCGTCAGACCCATACTCAAATTCAAGGTAGTCATCGGCTTCAATTGTCGTCGCATAACTGTTGGCAGATGGGCCTGATTTGGTTGCGTCAAAATTCGCCATTAATTTTCTCTCCTTGCATCAATCGCCCGAATGAGTTTGTCCTCATATTCCCTAAACCTTCGATATGCCTCGCATTTCCTTGTCGTACTGGCCGCCATATATTGGCGCTTTATTTTTTTGGGTTTTTGCTTCGGCCTCATTCGGCATCCCCTCTATTTTGTTGGTCGATACTTGATTACACGCCCAAAATTGACTTTTTCATCGCTATGCGGAAAATAAATTTCATTTTATTCTGGCCATCGGCAAAACCTCAAACGCCTCAGAGGCCGCTGGCTGCACGATCTCGACGTTGGCCAGGCAAGCGTATATAGTCCTGGGCATGAAAGTTGCGGGGATGGCCTCATGCTTCGTCACAATGGCCGGCAACGCCACTTGCGATGGCCGCTTCCAGATCAAACGAATCATCGTGAGGGAATGAGTCATCTGACAATCGCGGCTCGGCTGCCGCCTCGCCTACGGTCGGTTGGGAAGGGTTTTCAGTTTGAGGATCTCTAAACTCAGTTGACGGAATTTTGATTTCTTCGATTGGCGATGTGTTTCCTTTGTATTTCACTTTATCGTCTGATAGGATTTTTTCGATGACCGATAAAATTGCATCACTGGCAGCATCGCCAACCCCCGAAGGGTTATCAGTGGCCGGCGACTTGTCGCCGTCAGCTTTCAAGCTGGTATCGTTTTGACTATCGTTATCAGCTATCGTTTTAGACTCTCGTTTTAATGTATAGTTAACCCTCTCATTTTTGGGAGGGAGTCCCTCAAATTTTGGGTAGGGACTCCCTCCCGGTTTTGTCAGGGCCTCCATACCTATTTTATCAGAGACTCCCTCACATTTTGGTGAGGGAGTCCCTACCGGTTTTGTCAGGGTGTCTGAACCGTCCAAAAGAGCCTTTACCTCGCCAATGTTTATGAAAAAGTATTGCCTGGTGCCGGTGTCGCTTGTCCGCATGTGGGTCTTTATGAGTTTTCGCCGTCGAAGGTCTTTCACACACGCCTGTTGTCTGCGAGTGGTAAGGCCAAGTTTGCCTTCGATGCCCGCATAGGTCGCATAAAACCATCCATCATCGGGGTTGTGCGCATCATGCTTTTTGATCAAATGCGTAAGGAATACGGCCCGATCAACTCCAAGTTTTTTGATTAAAGTGTAATCGACTTGCATGAAGTTACGTTTCGCTGTGATTGATTGTTCGAATGACATTTGTCTCCACCCTCTTATGTGCTCCACCCATTTAAGTTTACCGCGCAACGGCCCTGGTGGGTGGATTCCAGGGCCAAACGGGGATCAGCCGGCGCGGTTGTGATTCAATTAATTAGCCGGAAATTAACTCCCCACTCCTGTCACAAAAATATAATTTTTCTTCGTCAAAATCCCTTTCAGTCATGATGCAATCATCTGTCAGAATGTCATCATCGCTTAGACAATCTGGACACACAATTTCTACGTTTCCGTAATAATCGAAAAATCGGTAAGCCATAATCTCGGACACTTCATACACTCCCATTTTTCCACTCCTTTTTTCTTCTCTTTTAGTTTTAAGTTTAACTGCAAAAACACCCCATCTGCCATTTAGTAAAGCATATGATGTGCCATCTTGTTTATCTTACCGAATCTTTTATATTTTTATGCTTCCAAGTACACTTTTAAGTTGTTATGCAATAATTGTTATTGCATAACATATACTTTTACGATACCTGTTTTTATTTTGATAAAAAGGAGGATTTAAATGGCGAGGCCGAAAACACTTACCTTAGAAAAACTTCGCAAATCTGGCGCAGAACGGCAAAAAGCATATCGCGACAAATTACGCGAAAATTCAGATATCAAAACCATCCGAATCAATATTTCAGTCGAGGCCAAGGCTGTTTTGGATAAATTTAAAAACGATAGGTCAATGACCTATTCTCAGGTCATAGAAGATCTTTTACTTAACAGTCATAAGGATTCATGTTTGGATGAGTTAAAAAAGAGTGCGAAATGGGGAATTGAATAGAAGGTTTTGAAAAACCCATTCTCACCTATGATGCCGGCTTGATCCGATAAGCCGTTTCCAATCCGACAACGACAAGACTTTCATCGCCGGCATGGATAAACAGGTTGGGGATTTCGGTCGGTTGATAGTCTGACTGACTGATGATTTCCGGGTTTGTGACTTCGATCTGCATTTGTGTGACTCCTATTTGGGGTTGAGGTTGTCGCAAATTTAAACCGTCCAATCTCCGAAGTCAATAGGATTTTTTGTCGTATTTCAACTGCTTATGATAAGTTAGTGCTTAGTTACTTATGGTTCATTTCTTTTAAAAATGCTTTTGCTTCTGTCTCGTTTTTAAGCGTCAGGCCTATTTGATACTTGCCGGCATCGTTCATGGCGATCTGTCGGAAACCGCCACCATTGAACCAAATACCAACCGACCTTTGATTTTTTCCGGTCTGTTTGACTATAAGTTTTCGCTCATCGGTTTCGATATACTCCACGGCTGGAAAGGTCCAAGTTAACACTTTGTTCATGTTTCCGTTCGGGAATACCCACATGGTTTTAACCAGCTCTTGAATATG